TTCTGCTGTCATACTGTTCTACTTTTAAAATTAGTTTTGGCCACATAGCCATTAACATTATTGCGTGGTCTCTATCCAGGGCCTCTAGTATTCTGACAGCTATCCTTTTCTTACCACCATCAAAATAGTTATAGGTTACTTTAAAGCGTTTCATTGATATAGTATTTGTAGTTATCATCTCTTTGCACATCATAGCCAATTGTCTCATACATCTTTAAGTATCTGTAAACTGATCTAGTGCTAATCCCTAAGTATCTAGCCATTGAGTGGATAGGCCTAGGCTTAACCTGTAAAAACTGTATTAGCTTTATCACTCTCATCATTTTAAATTGGTTCATATAAAAAACGGTCTTATTGTTAATACTCCTACTACAAAGCCAGTGCTAAATGCTGTAGCTATAATAGCTCTTCCTTTGAATGTCTTTACCTCAATAGTGTAATGGTTCATGGGTAAGCATAAAAACGGATTAATTGCTACCATCATAACCATCCCCATCCAGTGCTCGTCCATTAGAAATCTAAAACCTGCTATACTATTTGCCTCTAATACTAGTGCAGAAAAAAATACTATAAGCAGCTTCCACCATTTTACCTCTTTCATTTCTCCTGGTCTTTAGGTTTATGATCCTGTGAGCTGAGGTAGTCTAGGTAAAGTTGTAAGTTAAAGCTCCCCCCTTTATCACCTTCACTCTTTTTATTTTTCCACCACTCCATCTTAGTCTGTAGGCTAAAGTTAGTGGGTACTGGTGCTGTGTTATCTGTCATCTCTATCATTATTTAATTCATTCTGATACTCTTTGTTATCCAGGTGCCACTGCCATACATCAAATCTATCAGGATCTTCTAGTATGCTATCCTCTATAGCTGTCTTTAATTCTTTTAGCTCATCTGTAGTGGGGGTGTAGTCATGGCATATATTATTAATCCACTGTTGGCCTTTATCTAGCCAAATACCTACTGTGGTTTCATTAGTTTCCTCATCAAATGAGGTAAATATCCACTCAAAATCAAGTATAAATTCTATATGATCCACCTCATACCAAATGGATGCTGTGTACTTCTGTACTTCTAAATCTTCTAAATTCATTTTAAAGCGTTTTAAAGGTTAGTAATGTAAGCTAAGGTGTAAACACTCACCCAAAACAATATAAATACAGCAGAGGTGCTTAAAATGTCTCTATGCTCATCTGTGAGGGGTGTAAAGTAATAGATAAGGTCGGTTAGTTTCTTTCTCATTTTTTTTGAATTTTGTAGATTTGTGTTACTGCTTTGATTTCTGCTTGGATTGTTTGTGATTTCTCCATGGCTAGAGCCACATCACAGATGCACTTCCATTTCTCTTCTGTAAAGGATGTGCCTGAGTTAATTTGCTGGAGTAGGTACTCAACAGCTGTTAGTTTTTGATCGTTCATAATTGGTTAGTTTTAATTAGTGAAGCAAATATACGAACAAACAATTAATTGTATACAACTTTAGCGTAATTTATAATCATTCTAAATAAGGAATGTAAAGGAATAGCCTTAAATTATACATGAGAAGTAAGGTGATAACCTTAAATATACTTGACAAAAAGTAGGTAATATGTTAGTTATATTATACATTAAGCCACCATTCTAGCTGCTATGTTAGTTATAACCAACAAAGTAAAATAAGCAGGTACAATTATACAAAGATTTGTGACAAAAAAATACCCCCCTGCCAAACTAACCAAAGATGCAGAGGGGTTTAGGCAACACATTGGGCGTATTAACCTAGTGCAAAATTACATATTAAATTTGATACTATCTATGTATTTGTGGTTTTTTCTTTCTTTAGTAGAGTCTCTCACACATTTAATAGTAAGTATCCTACCACCTAATGGCTTAATGGGTGCCCCTCTCTCTACATGCCATCCATGAGATCCATCACCGTACTCCTCTTTGTAGGTTCCTGTGAGCATTAGGTGCAATTGCTTCTGCTTAAGTGTATAGCCTGATTGTGGATGGCTTTCTACTGTATCTCTCACATCATTCCTGCATGAATTTTCATGGATATGGCCCATAACGAATACATCAAAGCCTTCATAAAGCTCTAGAGCCCTGGTTAAATTAATAGCACCTTTGGTAACTATACCACCACCACCTGATCCATGGAAGTATTTGATCTTAGTAGTAAAGGATGCAGTGCTATTGCTTTGTGATGTTTGCTTTATTATTAGCCATCCACCATAGCCACCTACCTGCACATTAGATCCTGCTTTAAAGTTTAGGATATCTACAAATCTTTGCAGGATATCAGTCTCTTGAAATTTAATTATAGCAGTTTCATGGTTACCGTATCCTATTAGCTTAATGATGTGAGCATAGGGTAGGAACCACTCCACAGCTGTCTCTACTATACTATCTAAATACCTTGCATTATTGTGCTCAGGTCTTATATCAGATTTATTTCTCCTGTTATCTCCCCTCCCTTGCATTAAGCAGAACATATCACCATTAATCATTACAGGTATCTCCTCTTTTAAGCAGTAGTCTAAGTGCCTTTTGATTAGCTCTCTATCAGTGTGTGGGTTATCCCAGTGCAAATCACTAAGAATAGCTACTTTTACCTCACTACCTGCTAACACAAGTTCGTGAACATTCTTACCATGTCTAATCATAAAGTTATTTAAAGGGGTTGTATAGTTTGTCTAGCAGTCTAAGGATAAAGAATAAAGCTATCCCACAGCCAAATCCTATAAAGAATAATAACCAATTAGTTTTGGCCTTAGTTAGCTGTACCTCTTTACGCTGCTCTTTAGCTTCCTTATATATGTACTTATACTTAAGTACATCCTGTTTAAGCACCTTAGTTTTGTACCTGTACTCTATTCTAGTTTGGTACCTGGTCTTAGGCATCTCTAGGATCTGAATAATAGTATCTTTAGTGGTGATAAATTTCTCCCATACAATAGTATCATTAACTACCACTGGCACGCTGTCTATAGTGTTAATCTTTATGGTATCATTTGCTATGCTTAGCCCAAATCTCACAGCTTTTTTGTAGTGGTACTGTGCCTTTTTAGCATCAGAGCAGGAGCCTAACAGGCATAGTGCTATAATTGGTAGGATGTATCTCATAAATTCTCTAGCATTTGTATCATTCTAGGGCAGGGATAGATATCTGATTTATCTTTTCTTACACTATTGTGTGTAAATATACCTGGTTCTCCCCTCAAAGCACGTTTGTCTATATCAAAGATGGTAGCAAAGTAATCTCTAGGGATATTGTACTGATCACAAAGGTAAACTAGCAGCTGCCGGGTAGACTCTATTTGTGCATCTGTGTACATTTGCCAATAGATGTGCCCTTTGTATGGTTTATCTAAGATAGTTAGCTGAGTGTAATCTACTTTACCACCTACATAGTTATAGTAGTATCCATTCCTTTTGGTAAGTGGTCCATAGTTACAGATCTCTATGCCTACAGATAATCTATCAAGGCTCCTATAAGTTACCCCTGCTTCTGTGAATACTTCCTGTTTAAGGCCTAAGTGATATGCCCAATTTTTTGAGCTGAAGCACTGTACTATTGTACCCTTAGAACCAATGATAAAAGCAGTTGCTACCTTACCTACTTTCTGATTAAAGAATTTAGCTACAGATACTGCATCTGGTCCACCTGCTGTATGGTGTAAATAGATTTGTCTTTTGTCTGTAAGCTCATCTACAAATTGATCCTTAGATAATCGGTGTTGAACTATCTTGCTTATATCTAACTCCATCTATATCTTGTTTAATTTCTTTTGAACGCTGTAGTAAATTCTTGAAAGCTGACCATATATCTATGCCTTTTACAGCTTTGTAATTCTCAGATATTGATATCACCTCTATACTACAAAGCACTAGTGATAGAATTTTGGTGAGCATTAATGGTACAGAAAAGAACTTCATAATGATATCATTAAGAATAAAATAATCTATCAGGTAGAACCCAATTACAGCCACCTCATAAAGCATTAATTTAGATATGATAGCAGATAGCTTTCTAGATGTAATTTTAATCTTTAATTTTCTAGCCTTCCATAGCCCTGTGATGGTATCTAATACAATAGCAAACCCAATTAAAAAAAGTATACCTGATATAGGTAAAAAGAAAGCTCCTACCACTGCTAATAATTGTATTATATATTGTTTAATTGAGGCTAATAAGATGGCTAACTGCATTCTCATAGTATTAGAATAGCGTTGTTATATCCATTCTCTCTAAGGTTACCACACATGCCAGTGCATACATTGTTATATTGATTGATACAGTTGCAGTTATTAAACATAGGCCGTAGATCTGTATCCATGTTAGTGGTAGATGTAAAAAGAGGGAAGAGATTTTTGTTAGCAAGTAACCATCTGATTAATCTCTGCTCAAAAAAACTAGCCTTCTGTGCATAGTGCTCCATACCAAAGGCCACCTCATTACGTGATACACTAGCAGAATAGTCACCGTTTTGAGTTTGTAATCCTTTGTTCTTAAGTTGGTAGGTCAAGCCGAATACAGCATCCTCAGCACTTCTCCATGCTATCACTGGCTGTATAAATTCTACTAGATCTACCTCATCAGGAAGTAGTGCCTGGTTATTATACTGAGTAAGCAAATAATTATAGAAAGTAGTACCTAGTATAGGTTGTACTCTTAGTGCTGCCTGAGTAGCTATGTATGGAGTAACATCTGTTACATCCACATTAGCAGTGATGGGTGTATTAACCTTTAAATAAGTTTCAGTTATGAAATATAGCATTATACAGTTGGTGTTATTGGGGTTACTACTACAGCAGCTGCTGCACTCTGAGTCATATCACCACCTTCTATAGGAGGAAGGGAAGCCAAAGCTCTTACCTCATTAATAGTCATAGTCTCTAATACTTTGTTAGCTACCAATGGGCTTAGTGAGTTGATTGCATCATTTACTTTGGAGCTCTCAGCTTCTAGTTCTACTATAGACTCATTAATGATCTGAAAGTTATTGATAGTAAATTCTGCAGGTATCTTAGAGATGGTTAATAGCTCATTAAAGATATGCTGTATACATGATCTAAGCTCCATTACTACGTTCTTTTCAAATATCACATAAGCCTGCTTAATATCTGCACCACCACCAAGGCTACCTGTAGTTCTTACTCCCATTAAGATAGGATCTATTGTGTGAGCAAA